GGCCACCGCCGTTGGGTCGTCGTTCAGATAATAGCCGTTCTTTCCGATATAAGTACGGTAGAAGATATATCCTGCATCGTGCAGGGCATTCCAAAGGCTGTAACTTTCCTCCGGCTTCTTTCCATTTGTCAGATAACCATCCGCTACCAGACTACCGTCACGGACACGGGCCAGCGAGATATTCACAGCACAAGTGGCAAGGCGTCCCAATACTCTACCGATAGCTGCCGAGTAATATTCACTCGCCCCATATTTTCCGTCTGAAGCCATTACAACGGAAACACTGTCCTGGCTCCCCTTGCGTGGTTGGTAAAGCGAATCGGTCGTACCATTCCAGGCAAGGGCCGGAAGCAAGATCACAAACGGGGCAATCTGTTTCAGGTATGAATCAATTACCTGCTGGGCCGCTGTTACAGCCGTTACCACGTCTTGGTCAATACCGCTTGTAACGGTCGGTTCATATTCTCCTTCCGGGTTGCGGTTGATACCCACCAGGCGGATACGTCCGGCCGCCGAATCGATCAGCGTTTTCAATGGTGACCCGGCTTCCATTGAACAGATTTCGGTCAGCGTCTTTGCCGCGTCAACTACCAACAGATGCAGTTCCGCACCGTCACCGGCCGATTCATAAAAGCCCAGCACCTCATTATAGGCCAACGGATTGTTTTCTGCCGTCAACCCCAATTTTTTTAAATCACCGGTAGAAGCAATCACATAGACTTTGTTCAGTTCCAATGTGGACGAAACCGCCTTGCCGGTCAGGATCAGCCCGGCGATACCGTCGTCCGAAAGGGTGACAGTCCCGATATTGCCGTTACCCAGCGTTATATTTACATTTGGTAAACTCATATTAATTGCGTTTTAATAGTTTTCGAACACCTTTCAAACCTAGCAGGAAGGCCAGGATTGAAATTGATATTTTCCCGATCCGCATCCATGTTTCCTGCCACCACGTAAGGCGGTTCACCGCCACCTCGACCGGCTGGGGAACATAGATGATGGAATCTTTTCCGGGTACATAGACCGTGTCGGGGGCGACTTTTGCCTTATAGTCCAACTTCCCGTCCTTGAAGGACAGATCGGTTTCCATCGCCTTTCCTTTCAACTCCTCCACCTCTCGCATAAGAACCCGGCCTGTGCTGTCACACTCGAACAGGGCCGTCAGAAGTGCCGAATCGGGCGAAAGATAGACAGGAACAAGGCGGTCCCTTACCACCGGATCAGGTACCGGTTGGCTCGCGTGCGTGTCCCTCGACATCTTCGGCCCTGCGCAATTCATACAGCACAGGGCAAGCATCAGCATGATCGGCAAAAGGGCAGCGGGCAGCCTTTTCGACAGCCCGGCGAAGCCGTGCCAGTTCTTTACGTATCGCATTGATTTCCTTTTTAAGAGGTTCAACGACCTGTTCCATCAGAATAGACATCGCTTCTTTGACATTTGCCAGTTCGTCGCCACGCGTATCCGCTTTGGAGGCCTCTACCTGTGCCCGAAGTGATTCAAGTTCGGTGTTATACTTCTTTCTGAGCAGCAAACTCTGAATCCATAATCCAACCGGTGCAGACACGACACCGAACAGCAATGAAATGATTTCGGAAGTTTCCATCCTGATTTCACAAGGTTTTATTATTCGTTCAACAATTCCCAGCCGGCTTCCACGTCGGCCATGACCGCCGGGATGCCGTTTTCAACCTGGCTTATCGCGGCGGCCAAGGCGCACATCGTTCCTTTGTCGTCCACATCGGGGACGAAGCTGGTCGGCACTTGCATTTCCCGGCATACGCGGGTAATGTAGCCCGATGTGTTGTTCTCGGTTCGCGGTGCCCAACGGCTGATAAAGTCGGCGATCGTCTTACAGCCCTGTTTGCGGCGGTAGTTCTGCAAGGTGCGGATAAGCGCACGGTAGCCCCATTTCATTTCGGTGAACTGGAAAAACTCGCTGTCGGTCTGTGTCGGGCGGAGGCCCTGCCATTTGTCTTTTGTAATCCGGATATTGCCCGGATTACAGTTTCGGATTCCTCTTGGTTCCATTTATCAACCTCCTACCGCCGCTACATATTCCGACATGATGGCCGCCATCGCGTCTTTCTTCTTCGGAAGCACGATAAAATAGTGGCGGAAGTTCACAAGGCTTCGCTGGTTCAGCGGGTCGGTTTTTGCCTCCGAGTAATACATTTTCGTACTGCCCGATGCCTTGAACACGCGCTTGGTGTAGAAGGCGACGGATGCCTGGTATTCATTGGCTCCGGCGGCGGTGCCGAACTTCACCTTCGTGCCGGCAACTTTATAGACCGGGTTGTCGGAATACTCATACACTTCAAACCCGTACAGGTTGGCGATCTTTCCGGTCGTATAATTGTAATACTGGTCCTTGAACTTCTGGTCGGTCAAGAGAAGATCGTTCACGTGGTCGCTGCATAGCACCAGACGGCGACCCTGTACGGGGATTTTCAGTTTGTCGAACTGGTCCTTCAAAGCGATAATATCCGACATCTGCAAACGTCTGCGCCCGCTGGTTCCACCGCCCACAATTTCACCGGTAGTCTTCAATACCGGGGTTTTGGCCGCGTTGCTGTCCGGGGCTAAGGCATGAATCGCTTTGGCGAACTTCTTTTCCTTGATGGCTTCAGCATGGCGTTCTTTCAGGCTCCCCATCTTGTCGTAAGAAGAAGCGTACAGTTCGTCGTCCGTTACCGGGGTCGGTTTGGTCTGGAACTTGTCAAGCGAGAATACCGCGTCGTTGTCGGTAATTTCCTGCACATCCAGTGGATAAGTCGTATTGTTGACCAATACGTCCGGGTCGCCTCCGACATCGATCATGTGGATCACGTCGTTCTCGGCATACTGCGAGTAGTCGGGCAGACCGTCAAGGAAGGTCGCCACGTCACCGGCGCGAAGGGTTTTGATAAGTTCACCGGTCCATACTTCCGTCAATACCTCTTCGCACAGTGCGCCGGAAGGCATGTACTTTCCTGCCGCCAATGATACGCCGACGGCGGTTGCGGCACCGGCCGTGGCCGACACACCCATAAAGGCGGCCAACATGATGCCCATTACCGCGTTAAACAGCAGGGCGGTCATCGCTTTCAATCCGAATTTTGCTTTCATTCGTTCTTTCGTTTTTTTGTTGGTTAATAATTGGGACATTCCACACCATATTCCGCTTTATACAGCTTCATGTAGGTGGCCTTGTCGTTGTTTCTAAGCTCCATAATCTTATCGGCAGGCACGTCCGACAGTTTCTTCCATTCCCCGGAAGCTGAATTTCCGCCCGAAAGCCGGATCACGTCGGTTGGTTTCTGTGCCGGGTTCATGGCTTCGAAAGTCAGTTTCAGAGATTCAAGACCTACCTTTTTGCCAAGGGCGATAAAATGATCTTTCTTCTCGGCCGTAATACGACGTTCGCTAATGGCACTTTCCACCGCGGCGGTGATACCGGCCAGCTGCATTTCTTCCTTTTCCTTTCTCAGTTGCTCGTTGGTCGTCTTGTAGCCCAGCAGTACTTCGATCGTGGAAAGGATTTCCGTTTCCGTTGCCGTTTCCGGCAAGCCCAGTTTTAGGGCGATCGCTTTAAAATCCATCTTTTCGTCTGATTTTTGAGTGTTATTAATAAGCAGCGGGAGGCTTTCGGATTCCTCGCCGGCTGCCAGTTTCAATTCTTTGCCTTGTGCGTTCAGTATGAGCGGCAGGGCGTTGTCGTTGCCGCCGATGTCCACCATGCTGACTTCGGTCAGTTTGCTTTTTGTGACGGTCGCACGGTATTGACCGGGCTTGACGAGTTCCGGGGCGTCGCTATACTCCAGTACGTCCACATTCGCACTGGCCATGCGGAGCGTGCCTTTTTCCCATTGCGCCTTTGCCTGTTTGGATTCCTCGCGCACTTCATCGAACCAAGGCTCGCCGGTTACCCGGCCGTCTTCCTTCTTAATATCCTTTATGCAACCGATGATCACGCCGCGCCAGTGCATCCAAAGCAGCACGGGGTTTTTCTCGTATTGGGAAATATCCATTCCCGCCGTGCTGATCCACGTACCGTAGCAGTTGACCGATTCGTCGCTGATTACTATTCGTTTTCCCATTTCATTTTCGTTGATATGACGCAAACTTACCCCTTCAACAAAGGGTCCCCAAAAATCTCCCCAACCTTTGGGGACTTTTCCCCAACGCTTGAATACTTGTTCCCAACCTTTGGGCGGTTTGTTGCCGGGGGGAGTCTTTCTTTACACTTTTGCCGAAAAGCAAATCATTTTTATGGCTTCAAAAAAAGAACTTGAAAAGACAAAGGAACTGGCCCGGCTCTATTACCTGAACGGGGATACGCAGAAGTTGGTGGCCGAAAAGGTCGGCGTTTCGCGCGTGACCGTGAACAAATGGGTGAGCGACGGCGGCTGGGACGCGCTGCGCACCGCCAAATCCATCACCCGCAAAGAACTGGTCGCTAAAATCATGAAAAAAGCCGACGAAAAACTGGAAAACGGCGATATGAGTGCCGACGAAATGGCAAAACTGGCGGCCAGCATCGAGAAGATAGACAAACGTACCAACGCCACGACCATTATCGAGGTGCTTACTTCCTACAACAACTGGCTGGTGGCGCGTACCCAGATAGACAAGGAGCTGACGGTGGATTTCCTGAAAATGACCAACCGTTACCAGGACATATTTATCGCCGAACAAGTCTCGACCGAAAATCCGGGGCTATAATACATAGTTAATCATAATATATATGGCAGCACAGAAAAGTCAAAAAGAAGCACTAAAAAGATGGAAACAGCTTTGTGAGACCATCCAGAACTTTTCCACCGTCAACACGGCCGAAACAAAGGCTGAGCAGATGGAACGTATCAGCCGCGCCCGGAAGGATTACGCCTATTTCGTGGAATATTACTTTCCGCATTATTGTACCGACAGCGAAACGGGCAAGATTATCCCTTCGGCAAGGCACCACATTGAAGCGGCTAAAAAAATCCTGAAACGCCGGACACTAAAAGCGGTGTTCAAATGGGCACGCGGACAGGCCAAATCCACCCACATGGATGTCATGATCCCGATGTGGCTCATGGCGCAGAAACGGCGTGAAATAAACGTCATGGTGCTGGTCGGAAAATCAGAGGACTCGGCCCAAACTTTGCTTGGCGATATCCAAGCGGAACTGCAATACAACAAACGATACACGCACGATTTCGGAACCAAATACAACGCCGGAGCCTGGCAGGACGGAGAGTTCGTCACCTCCGACGGCGTGGCCTTCTTTGCCCGTGGCCGTGGACAGTCGCCGCGTGGATTACGTTACCGGAACCGCCGTCCGGACTACATCGTCATTGACGACCTCGACGACGACGAACTGTGTGAGAACGACAGCCGTGTCCGCAAACTGACCGAATGGGTGAAAGAGGCCCTTTTCGGGGCGTTCGGTGCCGAGGGCGGCCGTTTTATCATGGTCGGCAACCTGATAAGCAAATGCAGTGTGCTGGCAAATATCGCAGCATCAAAAGGCGTGGAAGTTAGCCAGGTAAATGTCTTGGATAGAAACGGAAAATCCGCCTGGCCCGAATACTGGACACCGGAGCGAATCCGGGAAAAGCGGGAGTTCATGGGGTACCGCGCCTTTGAAAAGGAATATATGAACAATCCGATCAAGGAAGGTTCGGTGTTCCGAAAAGACTGGATAAGGTGGAAAAAGATATTGCCGCTTGATAAGTACGATGAGATTATCGCCTATTGCGACCCTTCGTTCAAAGGATCGACCAAGAACGACTATAAAGCCATCAAGGTTTGGGGCAAGGCGGGGACGGAACTGCACCATATCCGCGCCTTTGTCCGCCAGTGTTCCGTCGCGGAAATGGTACGCTGGTTCTATGACCTGCACGAAAGCCTGCCGGAAGGGGTTATCTGCAAATACATGATAGAAGCGAATTTCCTGCAAGACACCCTACTGGACGATTTCGAGGCGGAAGGCGAACTCCGGGGCTACCAGTTACCCATTGCAGCCGACAGACGCAAGAAACCGGACAAGTTCCAGCGTATCGAAGCGGTATCGCCGCTTTGGGAACGTGGCTTTGTCTTTTACAATGAGGATTTGCAGAACGACCCCGACATGCTCTGCGGTATCGAACAGACGCTTTCCATCGAAAAAGGCAGCAGCACGCACGACGACGGTCCCGACGCGGACGAGGGGGCGATCAACGTTTTGCAGAAGCATTCAAGAGTACAGAAGTTTAAACCGAGTATCGGCACGCGCCGGTCTCCTAAAAATATGTGGTAATGATACAGTTTATTAAAGACATGATTCTGAATTACAGAATCCGACGCGCCATCCGTCTGGCGGGCGAGCTATCCGAAGTGAGCAAACGAAAATACCTGGTCCTCATGGTGGCCGGTGTGCCGAAGGTTTATTCCAAACAGGAACTGAAACGGATGATCGCCCGGCGCAAGTTCCGAAAAGGAACGACCATCCAGGATTTGGAAAAACGTGCCATCCTTATAACCGGGTAAGCCTATGTTTTTGACGGAAGAAGATTATATTGTGGCCAGCAAAGATGCCCTTAATGTACTACAGCAAAGTTCCAAAGAGAACCGCGAGCGTGCGGAGCGGATGGCTATCGAGGAAGTGTCGGGCTACCTGCGCAGCCGCTACGATGTAAAGAGGGTATTCGCCGCCACCGGCACGGAGCGAAACGATGTGGTTGTGATGCGGACCTGCGACGTCGCCTTGTACCATCTTTCGGCATGGCTACCGGGGAAGATGGGAGGTGAGATACGGAAGGAACGTTATGAGTTCGCCCTTAAATGGCTGGAAGGCGTGCAGGCCGGGAAGATTACGCCGGACTTGCCGACCGTGACCGGGGAAGATGGGGAAGAGGACATAAACAACCCTATGAAGTGGGGTTCGGAGAAAAAGAACATTTATATATGGTAGGCTATGGCAAAAAGAAACAGATACAACAATGACCTGAGGGTCGGAAATTTCAACCTGGCATCGGCCAGCGACCGCAAACGGGTCCAGTCGATGATGGTCGAACTGAAGCTCCAGGCGGATGCGCTCACGCAAAAGGACATGCGCTCCTGGCGGCAGGCATGGCAGACCGCCATCGACGTCGAGAATCCGCGCAGGGGAAGGCTGTACGACATCTACCGCGACGTGGAAGTGGACTTGCATCTGGAAGGCTGCGTGGGACAGCGCAAAGGGTTCGTCCAGAAGAAAGGTTTCAAATTGGTGGATGCCAAAGGTAAACAGAATGACGACATAACCCGGCTTTTCGAGGCGGTATGGTTCAAAGATATGGTCGGTTATATATTGGATTCCCGCTACTGGGGGCATTCGCTTATCCAGCTGGGGGACGTGGTGAGCATCGACGGGGAAATGCGCTATACCGGCGTGGAACTGGTCAACCGAAAGCATGTGATACAGGAATACGGCGTGATCATCCGCGAGCAGGGCGACGAATGGCAGACGGGCGTGCCCTACCGGGAAGGGCCGATGGCAGACTGGGTGATTGAGGCCGGGAAACCGCACGATCTCGGCCTATATCTGAAAGCTGCCACACAAACCATTCCAAAGAAAAATATGCTGGCCTATTGGGACCAGTTCGGGGAAATATTCGGCATGCCCATCCGTATCGCCAAAACATCGTCCCGTGACCCCAAAGACCGGGCGCAAATTGAAAACATGCTTTCCAATATGGGGGCTGCCCCCTGGGGCATGTTCCCGACAGACACGGACATAGAAATTAAAGAGACCACGCGCGGGGACGCTTTTAATATTTATGACAAGCGTATCGACCGCGCCAACTCGGAGCTGTCGAAAGGTATCCTGAACCAGACGATGACCATCGACAACGGAAGCAGCCTTTCACAGTCGGAGGTGCACCTGGAAGTGTTCGAAAATGTGGTTGAAAAAGATGCGGATTTGGTGAAAGACATCGTAAACGACCAGCTTCTGCCGCGCATGGTAAAGCATGGCTTTCCGGTAAAAGGGCTGCATTTCGAGTGGGACGACAGCGTGGACTACACGCCGCAGCAGCAGTTGGAATACGAAAAGATGATCCTGGACCGCTTCGAAGTCGATCCCAAATACCTTATCGACAAATACGGCGTACCCATTACCGGGGTGAAGAAGCTGCCGGAACAGGCTGCTTTGGCACGTCCTTTTTTCGATTAGGCCCCGCCGATTATGCGGGGCTGCACGAAAGGATAAGCCTGCTGTATCAGGAAGGAAACTTGCAACTGGCTGCCGACGATTACCCGGACACGTCCGCCATTGAATCCGCCTTCGAAAAGGCGA